GAGATCCTTGGTGGAGCTTATTCCTCATGGTCTGGCACAAACGTAACACCCAGTGCAGATATAAAGGGTGCACAAACTACCTTCTCGGTGCATACCGCAGGCGATCCGTTTCAACTAGAGATCACCACGCGAGCAGCCGGGAAAATCGAAGACATAACAATTACCGAAGACATCGACATTACTTCTACTACTTCGTCGCTGTCTATCTTCTCGCAGTAGGTCCTGTATATGCTGAAGAGCCTCGCGTACAGAATACCTCTAATCCTGTTGCCGCTGCTACTGGTAACGTCACAAATCAAGCGGTGCAATTCCAAAACAATGGAGCACCGTCTCGTCAATACTTCGCAGGGAGCAATTCCTGTAATGGTCCGACAATGACACTTAGCCCATTCATGATGGGCAATGAAACACGACCTGTAGATCCCGATAGTTACGTTCGTAACTCGAACTGGGGTGCACAGGTTAATTTTATGGTGCCGCTTGATAGTGGAATGATCGAGCAGTGTAAGGCAATAGCTAAACGACACGAACAAAAGATGAGGCTCAACTATGAGCTGATTCGTGCAGGAAAATGCGCAGAGCTAATGAGAATGGGTTTTACCTTCAGACCTGGCTCACGCGTTGAACACCTGTGCAACGACATAATCCCGATTGTATCTATATCAAATGCTGGAAGCTCTAGTGAGCGTAGCGATAGCCGGGATAGCCGGCGGAGCAGCTCTCAATAACCGCCTACACCAAAGAATAAATAACGTACATGACCGCATCAGTGGTCTTGACCGGCGTATAGATGCAATTGAACTTGGCGTTGCCCAGGACTATGTATCTAAAGCCGACTTGTCGATCATCACAAAGCGACTAGAAGACCACATGGTGCGTATTGAAAACAAATTAGACCAAATAGTTTTACGACATGGCACATAAGAAAGCGACAGAGGATCAATTCAACGAACTCCACAAACTGGTTACCACAGAGTTTTTAAAGCGCATCAAATCTGGTGAAGCAACTACCCAAGACTTAAAAGCAGCTTGTGACTGGCTTAAGAGCAACGACATCAGTGGCATTGCTTTTGACGGCAACCCGCTGGACAAATTGGCAGCCGTTATTCCTGATATTGACCCTGAATTAGTACAGAGCAGACTTTATGGCAAGAAAAGTTAGTAATCCTGGTCCAACAGCCAAGTTTTATCGTGATCCAAAAAATAAGGCATCACGTGAAAAACATATCCGTGACAACTCAAATGGCGGTAAATACGACAAACCCGCTAGCTACCAACGTGAGCACGCAAATGCTCGTGAAAAGCTGAAAATTGGACCTAACCAGGATGCTGTTCGTAAAAACGGAAAACTTGTGGCGGGAAACCGCTACCAAAATCGCGCTGATGGCGGCCGTAAAGGAGCACGCAATCGCGCATGACACCACTTCTGCCTACTCCAAATCACTACCTTCATAACTTAGTAACCATGACAAGCAGCGAAGCAACCCGTCTGTGGCGTAAAGCCATCAAGGAAACCTTTGACTGTACATGTGTTTATTGCGGAAAATCTTATGAATTACATGAACTTACCCTTGATCACGTTCGCCCTCGTTCTTCTGGCGGCGAAACGATCACTAGCAACATCGTACCAGCTTGTACCTGTTGTAATCAACAAAAAGGTAGTGAGGAGTGGCAGGGCTGGATGAGAACCCAGTTCGGTATTAATCGACTACGAGAACACGTTATTCAATCACACATTAACTAATGGCCGATAAAAAGAAGCGCAAGGGACTGATGGAAACCCTTTCTGATTACCAGAAAGAAAAAGGTTACGGTCCTAAGAAAAAATCAAACACGCAGATTGCTTATGGCTCTAAGCAAATGCTCAAAGTTAACCCTGTCCGTAAGCCAGTACCCGCACCTCCGGTGCCTCAAAGTACCAGTCAAGCTCGACCTAAACCCAAGAATCCTGCATCCACTCCTACCCCGAAAGCTAAAACTAAACCCGCACCCGCACCCGCTGATAAGCCGAAACCCGCACGTCAGCAGGCATCTACTACCCGTAGCAACCGCAATCGCGGCATGACCGGATACGGCTACACCGGTGGTCGTGGTGGCAGTGGCTCTTCTACTGCTTCTTCTCCTAGCTCGAAACCCAAGCGCAGTGACTATCCCACTGGTCGAGCTGGTTCCGCTGCCTATGTAAAGGCAATTCGTGCTTACAACAAAAAGAACTCCAGTGGCTCTAGTAGTCCTAGAACCAAAGTGAATCGCCGAGGAAGGCGCGTCTAACACCCCAGTAAATATTTAGCAGCCGTCCGAAAGGGCGGCTTTTTTTATGCCACGTACCCGGCCGACCGGGACGCTAGAAGACCTAAACAAATATCTTAAAGCCAATCAAAACGCTTCAATTGCAGAAGCTAAAAAAGCCGTTAACTATAAAGGTCCTCCTGTTAAGCCTAAGGCAGGTAACACAACAACTAACAGACGGAACCTACGCATGGGTTTGCGAGGCAGTAACGGTGATGGCGAACGTAGAAGGTTGCTAAAAGAGCGTCCCCCACAAAATAGACAAGAGCAGAATCAAAACCGCAGGCAAAATTACATGCGGAATAAGCTAAACAAACTGCATGGAAGAGGTAAATTTGTTATTGACCACAAGTACAGCCTGAACAAACTAGGTCAACAACTTTGGGGTTTAGGCGAAAAGCTTAAAGTCCGAAGAATTAACAGAATTGAAGCTGAAAATGGACCTGTAGGTGATAGGCCACAAAACAGGCGTATCATTACAAACGGAAAAAACGAAAAGCTCAGACAAGCTGAAAGAGCTGGTCAACAAAATAAACCTAAATCAAAAGCACCAATGCGGTTTACACCTGCTGTAAACACAGGTCTACCGGGTGTCGTCTCTTTGCGATCAATGATTGCTAGTGGCTCTGCAAGGACCGTAGACACCCTTCCAGGTGCTCCACACATATTCATACCCTAAATGCCCACAAGACGCCGTAGAAGCGCTTCTAAGGGTGTCTCCGTAGCAATACAACTACAGCAAGACTTCAAGCTGTTTCTGCAAGCTTTGTGGACTCAGCTTGATCTCCCTTCTCCAACGAGAGCGCAATATGCAATTGCAGACTATCTACAAAATGGTCCGAAACGACTCCAAATTCAAGCCTTCCGTGGTGTCGGTAAGTCATGGATTACTGGAGCGTTTGTCCTTTGGACTCTATTTAATGACAAAGAAAAGAAGATAATGATTATCTCTGCCTCTAAAGAGAGAGCAGACAACATGTCCATCTTCCTACAGAAACTAATCATTGAGACACCATGGTTGAGTCATTTGAGGCCTCCGAACGACGACGCGAGATGGAGTCGCATCAGCTTCGACGTAAATTGTTCTCCCCACCAAGCGCCATCAGTCAAATCCGTCGGGATTACTGGCCAATTGACTGGCAGCCGCGCAGACCTAATGATTCTTGATGACATCGAAGTTCCTGGTAACTCGATGACAGAACTTATGCGGGAAAAACTCCTGCAATTGTGTACAGAAGCCGAATCTATTCTTACGCCTAAAGATGATAGCCGAATTATGTTCCTTGGTACTCCTCAGACCGTCTTTACCGTCTACAGGAAACTCGCAGAACGGAATTATCGCCCTTTCGTGTGGCCAGCACGTTATCCCCGTAAAGCCAGTAATTATGAAGGATTACTTGCACCCCAACTTCAAGCCGACGTTGACACCGGAGCAAAACCCTGGGACGTAACTGACGACAGATTCGACGATGAAGATCTAATTGAGCGTGAAGCTGCCATGGGCAGATCGAACTTCATGCTCCAGTTCATGCTCGATACAAGCCTTAGTGATGCAGAAAAATTCCCACTTAAGATGGCTGACCTTATCGTTACTTCCGTTAACCCTGATAAGTGTCCTGAGTCAATCATCTGGTGCTCAGACCCCCAGAACGTCATCAAAGATGCTCCAACTGTCGGACTACCTGGAGATTATTTCTACAGTCCAATGCAGCTCCAAGGTGACTGGCTTCCTTACGCCGAAACAATCTGCTCAGTTGACCCATCGGGTAGAGGTGCAGATGAGACAACGGCGGCTTATATCTCGCAGCGAAATGGTTTCCTGTACTTGCATGAAATGCGAGCTTACAGATCTGGATACTCAGACAACACGTTACTGGACATTCTAAAAGGTTGTAAGAAGTACAAAGCTTCTACACTCCTTATTGAATCTAACTTCGGTGATGGAATTGTTGCTGAGCTATTCAAAAAGCACATCCAAAACCTACAGATGAATATCGGTATTGAGGAAACAAGAGCCAATGTCCGTAAAGAAGACAGAATCATCGATGCTTTGGAACCTGTTCTTAATCAACATCGGTTGGTTGTTGATCGCTCTGTCATTGATTGGGATTACAAGTCAAACCCCGACGAAGCTCCTGAAAAACGACTCATCTACATGCTCTTCTACCAAATGAGTCGTATGTGTCGTGAAAAGGGTGCTGTACGACACGATGACAGAATTGACTGCCTAGCTCAAGGTATCAAATACTTTACTGACGCATTTGGTATCTCAGCACAAGAAGAAATCAAAGCCAGGAAACGAGAAGAGTGGACCCAAATGCTCGAAGCATTCATAGAAGACCCACAACAATCAGCCAATCACATCGTGTTTGGTATGACAGCTGAGCAACAAAGACAAGCTAGAGGTAAGACATCAGTCTCTAACTGGGTTTAGCTGCAGTCCCACCCGTATACAGGGAGAGAAGGGTGGACTCCCCCTGTAATCGGGGAGACATCAAACATCTCCCCTTTACTTATGTCCCTGGGAATGGACATCTAACAAATACATCATAAACTTGTATGTTAACTAGCCTGTATCATGTATCAAAGTTTATAGAGATAATAGTGATGTCATGTATATTAAGTCCCGTCAATTGGAGTCAATGCGTACGGATAAATACATGGTTCCCTCCCTATATGCAAGATCTAAAAAACTTTAAAACTAACCCACCCTATAGTAAAGAAAAGAGTGCAGTACAATTACGACAAGAATACGAAAGAGTGCAACGTAACCTACCATCGGACACGAACGGGTCCCAATTGGTTCCTGGTGTTCTACAAAAATAGTGCATGTATTAGATATACACCTAAAGATGTAGGTCGTGTGTTTGGTGTAGCTAAGTTCACGCCTTGGGTAAATGAAATGCGTGACTGGTGTTATGAAATGATCAGTAAGTTTGGGTCAGATACAGATAAACAGGAT